TCGTCTTTCACCTCTTCAAATATCCAAAAAGAAGAGGAAAAAGTTAGACCATCGTAGGTGAAATTCCTACTATTGATTTTACATTTTTTTCTTATTTTTTTGCTCTGTAAAATGGGCGTTTTAAATGAGAAAAGGTGTAATAAATAGTTATGATTTTGCGATTTGATAAAGTTGGTTGTATCAATAATTTGTAAAACATCTACTCCTGTGGCCGGTCCTCTAGACCACGTATCCCGAGTTTATTTCGCAGTTATAGAAAAAATAAAAAATGTTTTATATACAATGTATATACAATGTGTAAAACGTTTGAAACATCCCTTTCTACGTTTGTGTTCACACTCACATGTGCAGTATTATCTATAAAAATATACAATTCAAAAGAAATGTTTTTTGCAGCGGCACTTATGTTTACGGTTTCACTCATGCAACTCATAGATGCAGGTATATGGTGGAGTATTCATAATAAAAATAAGGTATTGAATGACTACCTATCGCGATACGCTATACCGATTGTGCTGTCATGCGAGTTGTTGGTAAGCTACTTCGGTGTAAACCATTTTTTTGGATGGCGAAGTCGTCACTTTGAATATACACTTGCTGCATTTGTTACATTCATACTAACATACTGGCCATACAGGTGCTATTATGTAAATACTCTATCGCATACGGATGGGTACTTGCATTGGTGTAAAATTCAAATACATCCCATTTTTCGTATATTATTTATTTTATTTTTACTGGCACCCGTTCTTGTGGGTATTCCATCAAACTCAACTATAAAATATATACTTGCGTTACCAACTATTGCAACATTTCTTATTAACTACTCAAATGACACGTTTGGTGCACGTTGGTGCTGGTCGTCCAATATTGTTTCACTTTTGATATTAGCATATTCCGTATATATGAAAGTGTAAAAAAATCCATTTTTCCAAAACTTTTTTTGAGAAATATTCAAATGATTTTTACACCTTTTCTCATTTAAAACGCCCATTTTATATGAGAACTTATAAATAGTTCTTCTTTATTTTTTCGTGTCTTGTTTTTATTGGATACATATTTTTTCTGGTCTTTCATATGCACCCTTAACTATGTTCCTGTATTTATCTTTTGGAATATTCATTTAAGCGAATAAAATGAAACAAGTATAAAATTGAATGTGTATTTTGTATATGAATTTACAATATACACGACCTATCAATCAATGCCACCTAAATTCAAAATAAGTCATCGAGCGAGTGAAACAAATAATACTTCACTACGTACTACGTGTAACTCACATCGTTCTCTCGTAATTGTAGAATCCCCCGCAAAGTGTCAGAAAATCGAGGGTTACCTTGGAAAGGATAAATACATGTGTCTCGCCAGTTTCGGGCATATCCGAGAGATTGCGGACGGTTTAAAATCCATCAATGTAGAACACGATTTCGAAACCAAATTTGCAATTATGTCATCAAAACAGGGTCAGGTTGCAAAACTACGCGCCGCCATAGCATCCGCGTCAGAGGTTATACTTGCGACTGATGATGACCGTGAAGGTGAGGCTATTGCGTGGCACTTGTGTCAAGTATTTCATCTCTCGGTGCTTACAACCAAACGTATTGTATTCCATGAAATAACTGAACCAGCACTTCGTGCAGCCATCGCCGCTCCACGTACCATAGACATGTCGCTGGTATTTGCACAGCAGGCCCGTCAAATTCTTGACATGGTTGTCGGATATAAGATATCACCTGTATTATGGACATACGTAGCTCATACAAATCTCTCGGCAGGTCGTTGTCAAACCCCTGCATTGCGGCTCATTTATGATAATTATAAAGAAATAGAAACTTCTACAGCCGAACTTGTTTATACAGTATCTGGTATTTTCACTAAACTCAATCTTACATTCCATCTCTCGAGAGAAATCGAAAGCGCAAAATCTCTCGAGCACTTCATTCATGGAACCGCAAAGGCGGCGGATACTGGCTTTCATGCTAGTGTTGGTGCGCCTAAGAAAACGACAAAGGCTGCGCCCAATCCATATTCTACGAGCACGCTTCAACAAGCTGCAAGTAATGAGCTGCATCTATCGCCAAAGGATACCATGTTCGTCGCACAAAAATTATATGAACAGGGGTATATTACGTACATGAGAACCGACAGTAAAGTATATTCTGCGGATTTTGTCGTTAAAGCATGTGACTATATACGAAAACGGTTTGCAGGTACTTGTGATACTAAAGATGACGATATCATTGGTAAATCGTTTGTTACGAAGTCATGTAATAGTACAAAAAAGGATGAAACTACTGCGGCTGCTCACGAGGCTATTCGACCCACCGATATCTCTCGAACATTACTTCCTCAATCATGTCATCCGAGAGAACATCGGCTATATTCCATGATACATCGTAATACTCTTGAGAGCCTTATGGCACCAGCGATATGTCAAACGATAACGATGTCGATTTCTTCGCCAGTATCACTACTAGATAGGACTAGCAGAGAGATTGAATGTGATTATAGATATACTGCCGAACAAGTAATAATCCCTGGTTGGAAGTTGGTTGCTGGTTCTTATGATAAAGATGCGAGAGAATATACTTATTTTGCATCTCTCGGAACATCGAAATCCGGTTCCACAATATCTGCGTCGAGAGATTGCGTGATGCCTTTCAAGAAGATTATGACGAAATGCTCGCTTCGGAATACAAAATCACATTATACAGAGTCTGGACTTGTGCAATTATTGGAAAAAATGGGGATAGGCCGACCATCGACATTTTCAAGTCTAGTAGATAAAATACAAGAACGTGGATATGTAAAACTCCAGGATGTTCAAGGAAAATCTCTCGAATGCAGTGAATTTGTAATATCAGATACAAAAAAAATAGATATGAAAACAGAAGTTCGAGAGATTGGTGGAGAGTCACGAAAACTTGTAATTCAGCCTCTCGGCGTTATCGTCATTGAATTTCTCCTCGAACATTTCGCATCTCTCTTCGATTATGAATTCACGAAAAATATGGAAAATCAGTTAGACGAAATTGCAGCAGGCGGTATGGTATGGCACGAGTTATGTTATAAATGTTGGTTTGATGTAAATGCTCAATTGCAAGAATTGAAAGAACGCGGCGTCGTAAAGGAAGAAATCCAAATCGATGAAAACCACTCATATATCATGGCGAAAAATGGACCAGTTATTCGGTGTCGCGTAATAGACCCCGACCCAGACAACAGCAACAATGAAGAAATTGATACAAAAGAAAAGAAACCGAAATTCGTATTTAAAAGTGTTCGCCAAGACCTAGAATACACGAAAATACAGCGTGGTGAGTATTCTCTCGCATACATGTTAGGGGAAGATAGTAGAAATGGAGAAATAAAAGATGATGGTGCGGCAGAGCCAAATACACTAGACCCCAAACCTGTTGCTATTAGTGGTGGTGGGCGTCTTATGGGACAATATCAAGGTGAAGATGTTGTTGTAAAGAGTGGTAAGTATGGTTCATATATTGCATGGGGTACTATCAATCTCTCGTTACGTCCTTTGTTAGGAGGCGGAGGTACGCCTTCAACTGGAAGCACGTTCATACGCAAACCCGTAAATACAAAGACGACAAATCAAAAATCAGAATTTGATTTGACATTACAAGACATTATTACATTTATAGAAAAAAGTACAGGGCGTGGTGGTAGTAGTGCAGGAGAAAGTACTACCGAAGAAACAGCTACCGGACCTACTACTACTTCCACACCGTTTCAAGGACAAATATTACGAACAATCGACGAAAATACAACAATACGATATGGAAGATATGGACCATACATCTTTCATAAAACACAGAAAATGTCAAAACCAGAATTCGTGGCGTTGAAAGGATTTGCCGAACTTCATGGAAATTATAGCACGTGTGATGCGGCGGTGTTACACGAGTGGATTGCAAGTGAAAAAGGGGGCAGAACAGCTTCTAAACCCAAACCAAAATTTGGGTTTTTCAAGAAAAAATGATTTACTTACGACACTTATTCATTTTACGGTTCGTTCTCTTAGAATAACGACGACGGCGAGTAGGACGTTTCTTGTATGCATTGTAACCAAGTAAATTTCACAAAAAATAATCCCATACATGTTGAATGCCTTCTTCTAGTGCAACCCGACACTCAAACCCGAATAATTCTTGTGCCTTCGTAATCACTGGCCGACGACACATTGGGTCGTCCTGTGTTTTCGGTAAGTACTTCACTTCAAATTCACCATCACTGCCCCGCTGTAACGCCCTCTGAAAAACATCTACCAATTGGTTCATCGTAAATTCGCAATCGGGATTACCTATATTGACTGGTCCGATATCAAGATTTCCAGGCATTGACATAAATGCAACCAATGCCCGGACCGTATCATCAACATAGCAAAATGACCTAGTCTGCATTCCATCACCATAGATTTCAATTGGCGCATTACGCTTGATTTGTCGAATAAAATTCGTAATAACGCGCCCATCATTCAAATCCATCCGTGGGCCATATGTATTAAACAACCGTGCAATTTTCAAGTCTAAATCGGGAAATCGTTTCTGGTATTCATATATCAACGTCTCCGCCACACGCTTTCCCTCATCATAGCATGACCTCTCGCCAACAGTATTTACATTACCGTAATACGTCTCGGGTTGAGGATGAATAAGAGGGTCGCCATAAACTTCACTAGTAGATGTAAAAAGCATTTTACAATTGTATAATACACAGTACTCTAATACCCGCTGCGTCCCGTTAATAGATGTAAGCAATGTCTGCATCGAATATTTTTTATACTTTTCTGGAGAAGCAATCGACGCAAGATGATAAATCTCATCTACATGTTCGCCGAATAATGCAGGACATACTGGTTTGGTAATATCATACTCAATAAATGAAAATCTTGGACTAGTTAGTATCTCTCGTAAGTTGTCCAAATGTCCAGTAATAAGATTGTCCACGCAAATAATATGATTATTGTCACTTTGTGAATGAAGAAACAAGCATAAATTAGACCCAATAAAACCAGCACCTCCAGTTACAACAATTACCTTTTTCATATGACTATCACTATTTACATAATGTAATTATTATCTAAATAGTGTATAACCGATATTTTCACCTAATACACAAAAAATACGTAAATGGAAAGCATCGCTGGACCAAATGACCTCGTTCCATCATTCAAGATTTTCTCAATGCTTATCATCATCACTATTATTATTAAAATAATTTTTCAGTATAGCTATAATGAAAATGCCGCTCCATCATTTAGCGATGTAAATAGTCTTACAGATGTATCACTCATAAAGGACGAAATTAAGAAGAAAGATGCCTCGACCCTAAAGAAAGAAATAACTGTCTATTTTAAATCATATATTTTCTATTATTTGACGCTGTTATGGACGGTTTGTTTAATGATTACAATTGTTTCGATTACAATAAATAAATACAACCCGGACAAACCTGGATGCATGATGCGAATGAGTTTATTGAATGTCGTTCCAATTACATTATTCATGCTTTTATTAGGATGGATTATTTATCAAAATACGATTTATTACAAAAAAATTAATTCGGGTTACGTTGCTGAAACATATGTTACGTTTGATATCGCAGTAAATGTCCTCCTTCTTGCTCAGGCAGGCATTATGTATGCATATATCAATCAACAAATGCTTTGTTCGTCGGAGATGGGGCAGTATAGCGAAGCTATGTCGAAGTACGGACCTTATATTGCTGGGTTTATAGCACTTCTTGCGGGTGGATGCATGGTTCTCAATGAAATTATTTTGCGGTTCTTTACAACAGATGGATAACTTAGTAGGAAATTATTATTTCACGATTATTTTACTGTATAAGAAAATTCTAAAAAATCCCAAAAATAATTATCTGCTAATGACCCTTTATAATATATATCTTTGAGTATTTTATTACTTGTAGAATTAGTATCATTTTTCAGTTTTAGTCTGTATATACTAACTTCATAGTAGTAAGTATTATTTTGATGTTCTATGCGAACATCTATCATATCGTCATCAACATGTGACACTTTTCTAATGGGAATATCGTGCAAATTTTTTATATAAAATTTATAATAAAATCGTTCTTTATCCTCGTTGCTATTAAATATATCTTCATATATATCCTCATGATAGTTGTATGAATTTTTATTTACGGACGGCCTCATAATATAGTCAAGGAATTTATATTTGGTTTTGTCTATTTGTTTGACATATTTTCCATCCCGCAATTTATATCTTTTCATAACTTTGACGAGTATATATTCTTGTAAATCAAATGGTAATTTTGATAATATTTCCATTGCATATAAATTTTCATTACATATAAATATTTATTAGTATTTATATGTAAATTGTAAATCGTTATAGTGATGCGAAATGGCCGGGTGTCGGCTTGCGTCGTTTGAGAGGTGCAACCCCACTAGATAAACTTGAATGTCAATCCACATCCATCGTCATTCTCCCATATACCCGATATCTTTATAATGAAATGTTGAAATTGTGGTTTATCATTATACTGTAAATCATTTTTCCATACACTAATTATTCCTGTTCGTAATTGTTGTATGATATCTGTTGATGTCAGCCGCTTTGATTTCGTTGTTTCTAACGTAGAATGTTCAAGCCTCATCCATTTTTCGAGTAAGCCCTGTTCTATCTTTTGAAATATACTTATCAACTTATCGTTGTGTTCATGAGATGGATCAAAATATGAATTGTATATATTACTATTAAAATTTTGTTCGATTTGACGAACAAATAACTCAAATTGAATATACACCCCATTCATGATGAAATCATTCGTAGAATAGGTAATTCGATTAAACGTGCTATTCGCAATATGCGTATTCGGTTTTTTTTCAGTAAAATATATCTGAGATAGGTCATATTCGTTGGGAGTAATCACAACATTCATTTTTCACTGGACAATCTTACAATTATACATTATATATTTATCGGTTTAAGCAAAAATATATATAATTGTATATATAAGACAATACCGATAGTAGAGTAAAGAATTATTATTATCGCATGAAATATCATATTACGAATTATACGCGTAAGATGGCAGATAAAATTGGAGTGGTTGTCAAGCCATCAACCAATCCAGAAAAGAAAATAGATGTATATAAAAAATCACGTAAAATTGCTAGTGTTGGTGCTGCTGGTATGAATGATTTTCCAACGTATATTAGAACACGTGGTATGGCGTATGCAAAAACACGTCGGCGTTTATACAAAATGCGTCATGAACGCGACCGTCATATAAAATGGAGTAATGGTTGGCTGGCAGATAAGCTACTTTGGTAATCTGTTGCGTTTGAAACTGTCTTGATTTATTCGTGAATATATTATAAACTGGTATAAATCAAGAACTCGCATACAATATACTTACTATGAAATTTTTCGAAACACATTTTCCAGATTACGTGAATAAGGTGAATGAATATTCATTACATCCTATTATAAAAAAAACATTTTCGTCATTTCCTTCTAATATTCAATCACTCCCGAATATTATAATGCACGGGCCTAGTGGAGTTGGAAAGTATAGTCATGCACTCTACTTTATTTCGCGCTATAGTCCGTCGAATCTTAAATACGAGAAACGAATTGCTGTAGCATATAATAAGGAAACGTTTTTCATGAAAATAAGCGATTGTCATTTTGAGGTCGACATGTCTCTTCTTGGATGTAATTCAAAACATTTATGGAATGAAATTTATAATCAGATACAAGATATTGTAAGTGCGCGTACTTTAACTACTGCGTTTATCATGTGTAAAAATTTCCATAAAATACATAGTGAATTGTTAGAAACATTTTATAGTTATATGCCGACGTTGGAACATGTAACTCTCCGGTTTATTATTTTATCTGACCATATAAGTTTTATTCCAGATAATATACTTCAAAGATGCAAGCGAATTCCATTTAAACGTCCTACCTATGCCGCATATAATAAATGCCTGAAGGCATCGTCATTGTCATCGTCATCGTCATCGTCATCGTCAATTGGCGCTGACAATATTAAAGAAACCCCCATACGGATTACTAATAAATATTCATTAGATACAATCACGAATATAAAAGCGTTGAAATCAAGCGTGACTGAACTTACCAATCCTCACGAGAATATATGCAATTATATAGTAGATATCATTCAATCACCAGATAATGAATTAAAATATGATGAGCTGAGAGAATGTTTGTATGATCTTCTTACATACGACATTAACATTCAAGAATGTGTATGGTTTATTTTACGCCGCCTAATAATGGAGGGAACCTTATTACCAGAAATGATGAATAATATCATGATACAAACCTATATATTTTTGCAATATTTCAATAATAATTACCGCCCGATATATCATTTAGAGAATTTCGTCTTATTACTAGTATGCAAGATACACGGATACGAGCATAAACTCCCCGATGTCTAGTCCGTTAGCATATCCAATTCCAATAACAATACAGGAGTCACTTCATGTACTAGGATATCCTGAAAATACGCGGCCATCATCCGTTAAAGAATTAAATAAACGTTATCATATACTTGCGTTGCAGCATCATCCAGACAAGGTTACAGTTAATGCCACATCTCTCGAACAGACCGAACAAAAAGATAAAGATGCAACTGAGAAATTCAAAGAAATCAACGAGGCGCATAAACGTCTTCTTACTTATTTTTATTCTGATTTCGAGAGTCTTGATTGTGATATAGATACTGGATATGATAGTATTCTTCAACTGTTCATTAAAACCTTATTAGTAAAAATATCGTCATCGTCGAGAACAAATCCCAATACTTCCGACCCGAATGTAATTCAATCTATCATTCATCAAATCATTACAAAAGGTATTCAATCTGCAATTAAAATGTTCCGTAGTATGGACAAACAAAGCATGATTGTAATATACGATACTCTCTCGAAAAGCCAGGAATTATTTGGTATCTCTCGAGAGACCATGGAAGAGCTTACAAACATATTGGATGAAAAGACGAGTTTGGATATGGTAATTCGATTGAACCCGTCGTTATTGGATATGCTTCTTGATCGTGTATATATATTGAATGAAGACGGACATGCGTATTATATTCCATTGTGGCATAGCGAACTTCATTTTAAACGGCATACCGAAAACTCAGATGCAGGTACTACTACCGATACAGAAACATCATCATCATCATCATCATCCGGAGAAATCATTGTGTTATGCGACCCAGAAATACCGGACAATGTAAGCATTGACGATGATAATAATATCTATATTTCTCTCGATGTAGATGTTTGTGAATTATTCACGAAACAAGTTATACCTATTACAATTAATCATGAATTCGAATCACACGGTTTTATCTATTATTTACATGCATGTGATGTAACATTACAATCATCAAATGTCACGCGCCAACGGGTTTTATTGCATGGTACTGGTATTGCAAAATGGATGAGTGGCGGGGATATCTATAAAATTGGTTCAAGGGCGAATGTGTATGCAAATGTTCGTCTATTTTTAACAAATCATTATTAAAATTAATCGCAATGTATGAATTAGTATTTCATTTTTATTGTCATAAATAAAAAAATGAAATGTACCTGTAATAACGTGTTGGCTTAAATAATAATGTAAAGACGCGACGCGCGACTTACCTGTATATGATGTGTTTATGATATATTATTCACACTTCATTATTTATTAGACCTTGCGGACAATCTTCTTCTTGGAAGCTGCATCACCACCTCCAGCCGCTGCAGCTGATGGGACGACCGGCTTTGCAACAGGCGCCGACGCAGCGCGAACAGGAACTGCTGCGACAGGCTCTTCGTCGTCATCTTCAATGACTGCAGATACATTGTCATGATGGTCGTCACCATCAGCATCTCCATCCACATCAGTGGGAACAACTTGCGAGACAATCTTCGTCTTGTCTTCATCGTCCAACTTGATATGGCACTTACCCTTGAGCGACATCTTGGGTTTCACGATAGCCTGAAACAACTTCCAGGTAACACCGAACTTACCATTTGCGAACCAGATACCACCACACTGAATGCTGACTGCAATGTGACTGCCTTTTGCAATCAAATCCTGAGGAGACAACGCAGCGTTCATAGGGTCAGGGAAGACCGGCTTCATATCGACATCATAGAGCTCCAACTCCTTCCAAGCACCATCCCAGAAAGGCAACTTCACCTTAATCGTAGGCGCACGTGAAGTATCAGCCTCAAGAGTATCCTTGTTCTTGGGATACTTCAAAATCGGCGTCCAGAGTGCCTCCACCGCGTCCGACGTCATCTTGGGTTTGCTGAACCATTCCTTTGAATTTGTGATTGCATCCTCCTTGATTTTCTTCTCGAATGCTGACATATTTTCCAAAAACTTCTTCGTTGCAGGCGTCTCAAATCCCTCGTTCGGAAATTGAAGCGCAAGATCATAGCTCACCTTACCACTCTTGTCATCGGTGAATGACTGAACACCCCATGTAAGCATAAGAGGTGATGACAAATTGAGAACAGTACTCGTCTTTGAATTCACGATGCCGACGCTACGACCACCAACTGAATTCACCTTGGGTTTAGTATATTTCATGTCAGACGCGGGGTTGAAAGATGCGCCAGGAATAACCATTTCAGAAGCCATTGTATGCGGATAACGAAGTAAAACGAACGAACGAGTAGGACGTGTTGAACGATGATGTATATATTCATCATAAATGTTTAAATCAATTTTTTATGATGGATTAAAATTAAAATACTAATTCAGTATTCAGCAGCGCTTCTTATCGAATATTGATACAACCTCCTTCACCAACATGTCAAACTCTTCACGTTGCGTGACGGAAAGCTCGAGTGTATCTTTGAGTTTCGCTAATATATCCTGAAGACGAGCACGTTCTTTATCGATGTCGGCAGTTTTTTGCACCTGGACCTTATATTCGTTTGAGAGAGTGGTAAGACGCTTCATTTCAGCTGAATAATCAGCATTTTCCTTTTGGATTAGGTTCTTGTACTTATTATAATGATTAATAAATGCAGTAGCGACATATCCAGAAATATTATGAGTATTAAAATGAATGCCGCTAAGAAGTCGTACCATCTCATCTTTGTATTCATCCTTAACGATTTTTGTATCGACAACTGTTTTTACTTTTTGGATATGAGCTGCCATCTCGTCGAGAGATTTCAAGAAGGATGGGCGCATGGCATCGAGAGATTGCAAATAATCAGTATCCGCAATAAGTTTCTTGTAGTGACGCTGAATTGTACTATTAAGAGACTGAGTTTCATCAAATATCTTCTTCATGTGCGAACGTGCCAACTCTAGACGCGCCTTCTCATTTTGGAGAGTAACACTCACGCCATTGAAGTTATTTCGATTTTCCGTTTCAATCTTGACTTGGTCGTCGCTATTTTCTTTCAAAAGTAAAAGTAATTTTTCTTGAAATTTGGTAAATTTAGTGGTCGCCTTGGTCTTCGCTTGAATAATTTCGTCGATAACACTTTGTTTGGTTTCATGAGTTACATGTTTAGAGGTAGAAGAACTTATCACAACCGAACGAGAACCTACGGACTTTGGTTCAGAGTTTGTATTAAAACTAGTTACAAGAGAGCCAGAACTTGTCGTAGTGGTTGGTTTCGTGTCTGTGTCGGTTTTCTTTTTCTTGAATAACTCACCACATACTTTATTCTTCAAACCAGTAAATGTTACTTTCATGAGTTCTTGCGAAAATTTGCATTTAGAATCTTCACATTTTACACTATCGAGGCAAGACAAAATATCTTGATTGCATTTTACACTTCTACTGGATGAACCACAACATTGGTCATGCACTTTGCAACACGCGTCAAGTGTATCTTTCGGTTGTACGCCCCATTGACAATTGGGGCCTTCAGCGCCTTTAAATTTTTGTCCTCCGCAATAGTTAGGTCCGCAATAATTGCCATAAACCTTTAAACCAGAAGATTTTGGAACAACAGCATCTTTAACTTTATCAACAACAGAAGTAGCGGTATTTTTAACAGTGGATACAACCCCCTTTGGTTCGGGGTTTGAAGTAAAGGATGCAGCAACGGGTGTAGAAACAGGAACAGGAGCGACAACGCGAGTAGCTGCGACAACCGGAGCAGGAGCAACAACCGGAGCAGGAGGTGTCATGAAATAACGGCAATATACGCGGTCATGATTTTCATTATTATTTGTCCATAACCATTCAGCGTCGGCAGGAATGTTCGGGCGAGAACCACCACCAACGGAACGCCAAATATTACTATCCTGATTTCTGCCGTAACTTACTGCCTTTGGCCACGCAGAATCATCAAAATTGTTCAAGGTCCAGCCAGTGCTTTCTTTTGTTGAACAACGCCAATCAGATGGTTTTGTCGGTTTTCCGCCAAAAACACCAATAAATGCTGCAGGACCTCCTTTATCAACACCATCTATTGCGATAACATCACCTGGCCTTACCTGTGTATTGAAATGATACGTCGTCGTCCAACTTGTACCGCGACCAATTTTATTTCCATTGACATACATATCAAATTCGTTGTCACACGTAAAATAAATCGGTATGCCAACGATAGATGATTTCACTTCTTGAACAACCGGTGCATTTACAGTAAATGTAGTAGCAGTTTTTGTTTCAGGAGTTGATATTTTAATAGAAACAGCCGGTGCCGGCGCAGTGACAGCCTTGGGTGCGGGTGCTGGGACAGCCTTGGGTGCGGGTGCTGGCGCAGGCGCGGCCTTTGGTGCGGGCACAGGCGCAGGCGCGGCCTTTGGGGCGGGTACAGGCGCAGGCGCGGCCTTTGGTGCGGGCACAGGCGCGGCCTTTGGTGCGGTCACAGGCGCGGCCTTTGGTGCGGGCACAGGCGCGGCCTTTGGGGCGGGTACAGGCGCAGGCGCGGCCTTTGGTGCAGCCTTTGGTGCGGGCACAGGCGCAGGCGCGGCCTTTGGTGCAGCCTTTGGTGCAGCCTTTGGGGCAGGCGCAGGAGGAGGAGGAGGAGGAGGACGAAAAATTGCCGTAACAATTTTTTTAAAAGAACGTAATAATGTTCGCTGAGATGTTTTACCAGTTTCTGGTATTTCATCAGCTGAACTTATGTCCGTATCTGCATGCTCGATAATAAAATCGCTAATTATTTGCTGACCATCCTCATTTGAATAAATATCTCCTACTGTCTTATTAATATGGTTAGCATCAGAACCGGTTACATTGACGACATCCAATGGCTTGGGAACATCAATTATTGCAATACCAGTTACGAGGGAGGCCGAGAGAATAAACAGAAGCACCGACGATGAAATACGCATAAATATCGGTTATACTATAGATTAATAAAATATCTTTATGTCAGTGAATGACACACTCTATAAAGATAATAAACATTATATGTTGATAATATATATTTATTATATCATCATCAATCATCACTCAGGTCGGGTCATACAATCAATGAATAATAGACAAGAGACACACAAGTTATATTCACTAATGTTGCCTTATAGTATATATGATAATCCATATAAGCAATACTCGAGAAAAGTAAAACTAAAGAAACAGCAAAATGTAAGCGGAACCAACAGCAGTGAATTCATGATAATTTCATCATCAACAGCACAATCAATTCTTACTCAATCATCCAGTGGAGAAACTGCCAACAATAACATGACTGGTTCTGGAATAAGAACACGTAAAAAAATGAAATTGATGGCTGGTTCGCTTGATGTTGAAACGGAAACGCCTAAATCGAATAATTCACAAAATACGGGGGTCGAAGAAGATAGTGCAACAAATGTAATTATATTAAAACCAGTCGAATATGAAAAAATGAATACTGTCAAATATAGCCTTGCAGACCTTCGAGTACTGTGTTCATTTTATAACATCAAAAAATCCGGCACAAAACTAGAATTGACACAGAGACTATATAATTTTTTAAAACAGACATATTTCATATCACGAATACAGCGTAATTTTAAACATTTTTTATCTAGGAAATATTCTAAGTTATGCGGACCCGGGTATTTACATACATCGATATGTGTAAATGATACTGACTTCTATACATTTGACAAGATATCAAACATCAAACCGATGGAATTATTTACGTATCTTGATATTGACAATAAAATATATGGATTTCATATTGCGTCTATTTTTCACTTGATTATAACATCATATCCAACAATCACAAACCCGTACAATCGAAATATTATTTCTTCTAGTGTCATTAAAAATGTATATGAAAAACTCATTTATGGTTCATTACTTGGATTTCGTGTATCAGTTAAACTTGACGATGACGATAATGGAGATGACATAAATAATAATTCAGGTAGTAGTACCAACGCATCGAATAATAGTGGGCATCCTGCTATCTCACGAGAGAAGCAAGAAGAGTTATTTGTAGTCGATTTATTTCAACACATCAATACACTCGGTAATTATTCCGACTCAGAGTGGTTTATTGCATTACAGCGCGAAGACCTAATACGGTTCATTCGAAATATTTATGACATATGGTATTATCGTGCCAACTTATCACAAGAAATGAAGGAAAGAATATCTCCTCCACATGGCAACCCATTTATTCTTCGTAATGCACACGTGAATTTGAGTGTAATTTCGATATTGACTACTGCAGAAATCCGCACTATATGTATTTCGGTAATTGAGAGAATGGTGTGTAGAGGTGTATCAAGAGAAGACCAATGTCTTGGCGCATTTTATGTACTAGCAACGCTTACCATTGTTAATCAGGATGCTCGTAATGCGTTGCCATGGTTGTATGAAGCTGTACTTTAGCGATTTATGTTCTTTGATTATTTGTTTTTGCTCTGAATATGCTGCTGCACTAAAACAACTTAAAAAGACTTTATTCATATGTGTATAACCGATAACATGGTCAAGTCTGCTCCTTCTTCTTCCGCTGTCGCTAGTTCTACTGCCGCCCCTGCCTCCGCTGCTCCTGCTGCGGCCAAGGCTACCAAGGCACCTTCTACTCCCAAGGCATCCAAGTCCGCCGAGTCTGCTCCTGTTGCCGCCCCTCCCCCCGCCGTTGATGGCGCCGAGGCTTCTACCCCCGTCGCCGAGGTCGATGGCTCTGTTAGCACCGCGCTCTACAGCAGTGTGCTTACTAAGCTTCAGAGTGCGCAGGCCGTTCTTGCTTCTATCCGTTCTGAGGTGAATGAGCTGAAGCGCCAGCATGCTCGTGAGCTTCGCGCTGCCAACAAGGCAAACAAGCGTCGTAAGACCAACGCAAACCGCGCTCCTTCTGGTTTTGTCAAGCCTACCCTCATTTCCAATGAGCTCGCTGCATTCCTTGGCAAGCCCGAGGGCAGTGTTCTTGCTAGGACCGAGGTCACTCGCGAGGTTAATGCCTACATTCGCAACCAGAAGCTTCAGGACAAGGACAATGGTCGCAAGATCAACCCTGACGCCAAGCTTCTCAAGCTTTTGAAGTTGAAGAAGGGCGAGGAGCTCACTTACTTCAACCTGCAGAAGTACATGGCAGCTCACTTCGCCAAGTCGGCGGCTGCCCCTGCTGCTTCTGCCGCTGGTGGCGCTGTCAAGGCTTAAATTGCGTTGGATTGTCATTCAATACAACGAATGATAGTTAATATCGACATCGACAATGAAATGTATTTTACAAAAAAATCATTCGTTTTTTGTAAAGTTATTTATTCAAATACTATTTTCGACGTTTGCCTTTTTTGTGAAACTTGTGCAATTCCTCGAACGACGCTGCATTGATTCCATATACTTCATTTGCAATTACGGTTGCATGTTTATCTGGAGTTTGGTCTATTCCGTATAGTGGCGAAGATGTCAGCGAACCATTACCTGAAGAAAGTGAGTGAATAATCACCTCATCACTTGGCGACGGGTCGATGAATATGAAGTCTTCTTTCATCATGATTTCAACAATTCGTTTCTTTTGTATATTTTCACGATTAAGTACGACAAGTTGCTTGTATTGGTTGTTACTGTCGCCGCTTGACGAGCTTACATCGAACATCGCTTCATTTGATATATATATAATCGCACTACTACTATTATGCTGCTGCCGGGGTGCCGGATGGTTCTGGTGCTGTTCTGCATACCAGTCATAAAATCCACCACCACTCTCATGATACCGTTCTAGCTCTTTAAGTGCTAATGTTTTGAATTTGGTTATTTTCTTGAACACCGTTTCTGGCGAGACGTAGGTTTGAACCGGTCCTTCTGACGCTCTTGGTGATGAAGCCACACTCGAACTAGATGATGTAGTAGTGATTGTTTGTGAATAATCGGTTCCACTTACAACGCACATCATTTTGAACTCTTGTTGCGTGAGAGACAACGTCTTTAAAATTTCTGGCATGCTATACCGTACAACTGAATGGTTTAATAAACTGATATTTCGTAGTACGACTGGGCAACCATAAACAAACATATCAGTATCATCGCTCATGCATGCATCCACGCGTTTTTTGATAGATAATTTTGCACACAGCGCGTCGGCTTCTCCTTCTGCATCAATTGTGGCAAAACCAAAGCTCACCAAAAGTTCTTTCACATTTGATATATCACAATCACGCAGACGGATAAACTGCTTTTTGAGTTCGCGCATTGTATCCTCAATATCATCAAGTTCGGTCGTCGTGATTTCACAACCAGACGCATCCCTTTTGTCTTTTGACATTTTCATCAATGCGTCATACTGTTTTTTCGCTTCGTCCTTCTTCTTTTTCCTAATCTCAATCACGTCAGTTTTTTGGGGAGGAGGCGGTCCGTCAAAGACAAACACGGCGTGAATGTTGTAATGACGAAACACTGACGCCATCAAATACATATTTTCTAATAACGCTCCTTCTCCTGAATAACGGTACATGTAAATACTAGTATCCACTGCAATCTTCTTACCAGATAATTCCTTTAAATGAACACGGGAGGATGCATTCGGGCATCGATGCTGTATAAAACGGTTCAAATTACGAATACCCATCGTATCTTATGTAAAGTCAATTTGTAACTTAACATAAAAAAATATTTTTCATTCAATTTTATTGGTAGGATTATTCTTTATACTTGTGGAGGTAATTGCTCGTCATCATCGCTAAGAAATGTATTCTCGTCAATTATAATCAAATGCTCATCTTGTTCCACGACAACTCCAGCATTCTGAATTTCTTGAGGCGGTTGTATCCTGTTATTGTTTTCATTCTCAATTACAGGAACATCATTAGCTTCATCATCATTTTGAACGACCGGCTGCTGTTGCTGCTGCTCTTCAGGAACAGCATGTTGTTTCTTCTCGTGACGGTTCATCTGTCGTTTCACATAATCCTTCAAGTCATAATAATCTCTGTCCAACTCACGATAGACGTCGTCTTTCAAAACATGTATATCTTCTGATATATTACTAATATCAGTCGTGTTCTGACCAATCTCGTCCGTCAGATGTTCCATATTTTCCTTCACATCCGACAATTCTGCATCCACCATTCCGATACTTTGTTTCAATGTCACACAATTCTCGCGTACTTGCTTAATATCCTCTACAACTCCGAAATATCGATGAGAATGATATTGGTTTGACATCGTAATCAACTCTGTTAGTTCATCATTCACACTTTGAACCAATTGCGCACTCGTCTTGCTTTCGAATTCAACCTCCTTCGTAATGGCACGAGCAAACTCTTCGCGCAAATCACCTGCCAAATTGTATTGCATTTGTCGCGTTTCGTCCATCATTCTATTCATTTGTTTCATCAGAATATCTTCTACATCTTTAATACGTCCAGAGATGGCATGGCTCATATTCACTGCAGTATCTAATTTCGCCATCAAGTCATTTTCACGTTGGATAAACATTTGGTAATCCCGATAATACGTCTCATTCAACTCGGCTATTTCCTCGCGAAGTCGGCTGTTTTCGTCCTGTAGGCTCTTCGTCCTTGTATCAAACTCATTGCGAATTGTATCAATGTATGCAAATATCTCATTATCCGCACTAGCAGACCCATAATTCACATCCTGTTGAACCTTTTCACACTTCTTATTCACATATTTTCTAAGTTTGCGCACATGCTTGGAGAGAACATTATTCTCATTAAAATCCGCTTGTGACTGTGCAATTTCACATCTTACGTCCTGAAGCTCTTGATATACCTCATCCGCAAACCTAGTAGTGGTTTGCTTCTGGTCTTGAAGGATGCTTTCCACATCATCATACTTCGTAAATAAATTTGCAATATTTCGCCAGAGCATCATCTTTTCATCATTGTCATTGGCTACTGCCGAAGACGAAGCCGCAGACGCAATCGGAATTAGCGGAGGAGGAGGCGATGAACTACTTCCTGACGTCTGGTGTGTATAATATAGAGGATTATCCACTGAAAGAGATACAAGTCTTCCAACAGAGGTTTGAGGAGCAGGGCGAGAAGTCATTATAATAACGATGATGATACAATGAAGCAGACAACGATATGATATATATACATAACATCGATTTATATTCAATTTTGTATGATTGTAATACTATTTTCACTCAGAAGTCATACGCATCGTCCTTTTTAATGTTGAATTTATTTTTGTATTATGTCCCGACATTGACGTTTCAGTAAAATCGATTAAATTAAGTAACACGGGATCTCTCGCAGCGTTACGAATAAGTTCTATAAATTCATTCAAATTGTGATTACTCATTGCAAAACGTATTGCTTTAATATTATCTCGCCCGGTATCTTCTTTTCCACGACCGCCTTTATTATTATTATCGCAGCACCAAGAAATAAATGGAAGAGCATATGCCGAGAGAATACCGCCTAATATATAGTATGCATACACGTTGGTATCTTCTGCATATTGTTTTCGACATACACTCATATTTTCCGGTGTTAGAACTGTTATTTGCGAATATTTCAATTTCATAATATCAAGAACCTTTACCAATTGAAACACGTGAAAGAATGCATTGTTCGCCAACTTCTCTCGAACCCCTCGTATAAAATTCATGCGACTGTCCGAACTACGGGATATTGATGAAGTACCTGATGGTTCTTTATGAAAGTACGTTTCAAACATTACATTTATAATTCTCGCCCACGTTTCAGTATATGTTTCAAATAATAAAATATCATCGTGTGGAATACAGAACGTTTTACGAAGTTCTTGATTAGCAAGGCGTAAATCCAAGTCAATAAAGTCTATATTAAAATTATGCATTGATTCGTGAATAAATACCTTGAACCATTCTTCCGTTCGATATACGATAATTTCACCATGTGTTTCACAATTCCGAGTAAGTCCAGTATTTACATGTATTGCAGATAAAACAGTATCGTCTGAAGTATTATTATGATGTATTGTCGGGCGTTCTTTCTTAAACGGTGTCATATAAAAATATACGTCCAGTTTCTCGGAACATTCTTTGTTCGCTAATCTGGAAATAATCGAAATCCAAATAAATACCTTATACGCGTATATTTGGTATATTGCAATTTCTGATGCACACAAGTACGACGCAGATGACATTGGTCCGTGTTTCATTTTACTACAAATCGCTATATGTGACTCCGGAAATGTTATAAAATAAAGTGATACATCTCGCCCATATATATTTGCTTTAAACATAATACAATATTCCGATTTCTCTCGAATATACCGATACACCTTATACGGAATATACCGATTTCTTTCAGGGTCAGCATCAGAATCGGCGTCTGTATCTCGATGATGATGTTGGCGGCCATTTCGCGTATCATAATCTCTCTGCAATTCTGATAATATCCGTGGATGCGGTAAATCATTCGCCGAATTTTTTATTTCGCTCACTTCATGAGTTAGAGCATTTCCAACATTCATCACCAGATTTTTCACATTAGTATCATTTGATACGGAAAATCGTTTATACATCTCGTACTCTTCTTTTCGTAAGTTTTCATAGAAATCATTGAAAAAATCAGTAGTATTTCCTTTATTTTCACTAATACGTGTTCGTATTGTTCGTGATAATTTCGCGTTATAATCACTCGCCATATCACGTACAGAACGTTGTATGTCATTGGCATCTTTTTTTAGTTCATCTTCTATCCACATTTTATATTATTATATTATAACAGTATAATAATATTGCAACCTCAAACTATTTTAAATGTTCGAACTTATTTTTAAGAAGTATTTTAAAAGGGACACATTCCACATTTTCGTATTTTCGTTTATGGTATTTATCGTACTGAATGTGATAGAAAATGTAATTCATTACAATATCGGTAAATATCACGATACCAATGATAAAAACAATGCCAATGGAGTAGCCGGATTTCATTTTACAAACCCATCGGAAACAGACTGGGTACGTATTGTTATTATTATGCTTATATTTGCGATACTTCAAGGGTTCTTTACAAGCTATTTCAGTGTATGCTAATAACAGGGTATCTAACGCGATGCTCCTGTGCGTAGTTTATGGCGAACACGCATCAGGTGGTGATAAATCTGTGGTGGAGCACCTCTCTGGTAATGGACAAGTTTCGCATTTCGTGTCGCTAGTAATAACTCCTTCAGGTTATTATTTTGAGAGAATTTGGCGAATGTCGCATTTTCCATCTCTCGTTCGCTGCGTCCATGATTAAAAAAATCGGGGTCAATTGCAATCCGCGACGGACGAATAATTGTAGTATGGTTTAACTTTCCACTTTTACTACCCGCAGCCTTTGCAAGTATAGGGTCAGATGATAATTCAGAACGCGAATCTAGAGAGAATTTCAGATAAAACTCTCGATTATTATTTTTAAATTTACTACCCTGATAATAATGTTCCACGCTCTGCCATGTATGACTGTCCAGCATAAATGGTTCATTCCATGAATTCGACAATTTACGTCGCCAGTTATCAAATGTAGCAAGTTTATGAAAATGGATTTTCTCCGTCTCAGGTATTTTTTCTCCTGCACCGGTTCCTGGTAATGCGTTTGGATTAGAATTCGAGTAAAACTGAAATACGACGTCAGGTGTATATAGATGTGCGCCGTTTGTTCGATGGTGGTTGTTGTTGGCAGACATCCCCGCGTCCATATGAACCTCCTCCAATAAATCATCCAAGCTCTCGTTCGGTATTTCATCTACACGTATTCCGAGTTCGCGTTGAAAAAGTTTAAATTGTGGAATAAGGCAGAATGTACCAGATTGCGTTTCTAAGCATTTCGTAGTAATTAACAGTTTGATATCGTATGGTAATTCTGAAAATGCAAGAACGCCGTGTGTTTTATATGTTATTAAATTATACGTTGTCAATTTTGTATCAGACATAATACGCTTATTTCGCGGAGATTGATTATGCGTGTTGGCATTACGAGACCCACCGGTAAGTGTATTTACTGTACCATTTTTACCTATTAAAATATACGCAGTCGGTTCAAATACTCCGCGTGTTCGAATAATCGGGTCAATTGTGTCTTTTCCAGCTCCATTATCACACTGTAACACATTATCAATATCCCCAGTTTCATACGCATCTCTCGAAAACATGATAAATTTCATGTTTAACACGCGTTCCATTGTTGCAATCGCCCATGAATCTGGCCAATAAAGTGATGTCATCATTCGTTCCTTCAATTGGTCAGTAGAACGCACATCTCGCATGTAATCATATTGTCCAGCCAATAACTTCGTATAAACCATTTCGTCGTGTTTATGATTATTTTCAATCACCATTTTTTTTGCGTTGGCTATCATTAACTGTTGTTGGGCTCGGTCATGGATGGACGCTATCCTCCGTTTAATATCGTTGTAATTATTCACAAGTTCTCTGCTCTCACGCATTTGGGTTCGAACCAAATTATGATACAACGCATATTTCTCTCGGTAAGAACGAAATACTTCGCTCGTTACTTCGTCTGCAAGTTGTTTTCGAAGTTCAAGAACTGTCGTGGTACGTCCTTGTGTAAGAAGCGCGTCGCGTATCACCGCAAAAAGTGCATCCCCCGCGCCCTCATTATCAATAAAATTAAAATACTTATTCCTCAAGTATTTTTGTATCCATAAATCGGATGCAGGATTAGGCTTATATTGCCGGCGTTCTAATTCAGATTGTTCTTTTGTTTGCAGTGGTAATATGGATGCGCCAGATAATAAATGTTTTTGACGCGCATCCATACCGAAGACCTTTCCAATATTTTCTTCATCGTCTGTCTCTGACATGTCGTCATCAATATCATTTTCGTTTGTAATTACTTGTGACAGAGGTTTAATCGGGTCCTTTCCGAGAGATTTCTTGATTTCATTTATCTCACTTTTTGTTTTTTTCGCGTCGATTACAGCAGAAGCGGACGACGACGACGACGACGTGGCGTGATTTGCAATACCTGGCCTCGCGCGAGATTTACGTAATAACTCAATATTTACAAATCCGTACAACAATGGGGATAACCGACTAACATCTAAATCGCCTGACTCGTCCATCTTAACTTGACCAGATTGCATTTCATATACACCGATTTGCTTCATAAACTCAATTTCTGTATTAAACAAGTAAATAGGGACATAAACGATATTATATCGTTTCGCGAAATGATAATTCAGTTGCCCCACACCTATAATTACTTTTTGCGGGTCTCGCAATAATTGAACTTGAAATAAAGGTGTATTGTAATTGAAATCTTCTTCCTCTAAATGCGAATATTCATGATAGTTGATATTTGGATTGAGTTTTGATTTTACCATTTCAGGGTGTTTTGTATATGAATGTAATTATTATATACGTATAAATAATAATTACATAGTTTCCGCATGATATATACTTCATCTATATATCAGTGTTTGTCGTATTACACCGCTTACGTCTGTTTCTGTTGTAATAAATGACAATTTAAATTTACGTTCTTTATTTTTATTCAGTGCGGTAATCACGCGCTTATATCTGTCCACATTATTATCAGACGTCCCTCCTGCTCCCAAATGAAGTGCATCCGCTTCATTGCCATAGTCTAATATTTTCTGTTCTTGCCATATGTCGTTTATAGAGAGAAATCCAGGTAGGTTCATGATAAATATTCCAAGATTACGACGATGATAGTAATTACTCAAAATGACGTCATCGGAAAGACGACAAATCTGATTATCGATTGCAGTATAACGCGTAATATATTCCATAAAATCGTCGCCAAATGTATTTAATTTCACACAAACCGACCCATATCCTTCAGCAATCGTAGCAGTATCCCGATACCCACGTTTTCCATGAAGGTCCATATTCACAAAATCAAACCCAGTAGATGTCCATACATTATGGTCATTCGGCGCAATCATTCGCTCATATGTCTCCACCATTTTCTTTGGATACGCAATATCATCATCCAAATAAATGATACGGGTATATTCTGGGTTATATTCATCTGAACGGTCTCGGTCAGATAAATATGCCACTGTCGGGATGATTTTCGTCGCAGGACCATAATCTGTCGAAATACGATTGACAGTAAGTGATTTTCGAATATATTTTGGCACAATATATGTTTCACCAGTTCGTGCAAACTCCTCTGGAATATTCAATAAAAATAAGTCAGGTTTGCGGGTTTGGTCTAGAATACTGTTTATCATTGGCCCGCATTTATTAATACGGGTCGGACTTGTTGTAAATGATACTATGAATTTTGTTTTCGGTACAGCAGACATATGAATAGTTTAAACGTTATTGAATATCTATGACAATCTCTATATTGGTTTCATGCTTACTTACTTCTTTGCCTTTCCAGAAATTTCATCTAGCATATCCAAATGCTTAAATATCGTCTTATTTGTAATACTTGGTTTGCTTTTGATTTTCAGTTTCGATATTTCAGTGATTTGTTCAACCCTTGTGTGAAATAACTCGATTGTTTCAGCATCGTTGCTACTTCGGTCCTTCAATACAGCGTGACTGTGTTTCACCATAATAAATAGATTTTCTGCAAGTTCATCCACTTCATTCGTCTTTCCTTCTTGCCGCATATTCGAATACATGAGTTCTTGTATTTGCTTCATAAGGGCCAAAACCTGCGACTTCTCTACAATTCCGATTTTCATCAAATTCACGATGAACAATGACATTGCTTTTCGCTTTTCATTCGCCTTATTGATGTCGCAAAACTTGTCGTAATTCTTCTTCGGGTCACAATACTCGATTGTATCGAATAGTGACATAAACGATGCTAAATTTTGTTCGAATACATTGCGAAAAACTGCGTACTCCGCGTGGTCCGGTTCTTTTTCTTTGGCCATCAAATCCTGGAACAATCGCGCATAAATCTCTGAGTAAAATGCGTTTGAACTTGCGGTCGTAAATATCGACGATGCAACGCGGTTCATCACCGTAAGTGTATTGTGTTCCTCGGATGTGTCATTTTCACACGCCTGGAATAATCCAGTAATTTCTTTCAGGATATTAGTAAGCATTGACGTATAGGTCTTGTCCGTAAGCTTATTCAGAAATGACCGAATATTATCAATACTCAGTTCAATACCTTCCTTCTTCTTCAACTCAGTCTTCTGAAACGACAAAATCGTATCCCATTCACTATTTGGAATTTGCTGATTGCGCGCCGCACCTCCTGGACCAGCACGAGTAATAGAATGACCACCCACCGCACTTCCGCTTCCAAGACCTCCTCCTCCCATGCTAATAGAGCTATTGTGATTACCGAACCGACTTTGAAATGTGTTGGCACTACTTCCAGCAACATGATAAGCACTTGCAGAACATGTACCGGTTACGTGTCCAGTTCCATTAGAAGCGCTCCCACTGCTTCCACCACTGACCGGTCCTGCACGAAAATCACTTGGGTCGCGAACTGGAAAAACCGGTGTTTTGATATATGTCGGTGCTCCCACCAAATCAGCTAAATCAGATACCGACTTGATAACGTCGTCGGGTAATTTCAAGTCAAAACCCATATTCATAAAAGCCCCATAGTCCGGAAGATCATAACGATGTGTGATTTTTGCCATTTCGTTGTTGCTACACACAATATGCTTATAATACTACACATATAACTTTTATATCAATTTTATACATTGATGAATATTATCATTCATCAATGTTCGTTGATGTTCGTTGATGGTCGTCATTCTTCAATATTCACCTTGGTATGGTATGATACAGGTCAAACCATTTAGTGGTCTTCAATAAATGAAATAATTCCGGATTTTTGTAATAGATTTGCACTACTACATTTTGGTCATCATCACTGATATGTTGGTCGTACAGTTTAAGTAGATTTTCTTCATACAATCTTTCGTATGTATCAACCAAGCACTTCGGTAAAATAAATGAACCACCCATTACGATTATATCATCAAGTTGAAGTAAAACGTTAGGGTCAATACGATTGTTAATGTCTGGATAATGAAAACAATTATACATTATCTTATTCGGCAATGCATTTACATTTATATTTCGAGGAATATTCAAGTCAGAATTTCGTATATACCCAAAATCAATCCACGCGTAAAAATCATAATTATAGTACTCTTTTGTTTGTTTTATAAATGAAATTTTACTATGATTAATCAAGTTGTATTCAGAATACAAATGTTCTGGATTTACTCTGCGATGATACGCAAGTTTGTTTTTATAAATTTCGCTATTCATGACTGCTTTATCTTTCTCCATAAGGGTTGTAAAAAATGTGTTTTGAATACATTTATCCATATTTACAAATGTGATGTTCGGTTTCACTGTATTATTCGTTGCCTTCATAATTAGGTCAAAAATATGTTGTTCTACAAAAACCACTGTATCATATATCATATAACTCAATATATTCAAAAAATGTTTAACATAATCATCATTCGTCAATGTATAATGAGACCATAATGACCGTTTGATATCCTTGTATGCAGTTATAAACAGAATACTTTCTTTGGTATTCACATTCGGCGAAAACGGAACAAAACTATCGTTCAGCATAATAAAGTTAATATGATGTTTATACTTGTATATTATATTCATATCTAAATTGTTTCTAACGAATTACTATACATGTTATTCATTAACATAATCGACTTAAATATATTATGTTATAATTATTAGACATATCCGATATTATTTTCGTGACTTATTAACGACACATTTTATGTCATCTACCGACGATACTCTAAGTTCTCACGTTTCAAACGAAACTGGTGATAATTTATCAGAAACTGGACCAGTTACTAATAATGGCGCAAGTGCTGGCGCTTCGGGTTCAGACTCATATCCTGAATTCAAGGTTTGGGAGGACGTTAATGAAATTTCATCAGACCTTCTTCGAGGAATTTATGCATATGGTTTCGAGAAACCAAGCAATATACAACAAAAATCAATATTATCTATTATTCAACGTCGCGATGTAATTGCGCAAGCTCAGTCTGGAACAGGAAAGACTGGTGCATTCACGGTAGCTGCGCTTCAAAGTATAGATATTACTAAGGCCGCTACACAAGTTATTATTCTTGCTCCAACTCGCGAGCTTGCCCGTCAAATCTATGATGTAATTCAGGGTCTTTCTGCAATGATGTCGGGGCTTACAATGCGCCTTCTCGTCGGTGGAACTTCAACAGCAGAAGACGCAGCAGAGCTCCGGAAATCTATACCACACATTATTGTGGGGTGTCCCGGTCGCGTATTTGATATGATACGCCGCAATCATATACATATCTCTACTGTTCATATGTTAGTTTTGGATGAAGCAGATGAGATGCTTTCTGCTGGATTTAATGACCAAATCTATAATATTTTTCAATATATGCCGTCTGACATTCAGGTTGTTCTATTTAGTGCAACGATGCCTCCAGAACTATATAGCTTGACCGAAAAGTTTATGAGAAACCCTGTAAATATTCAAGTAAAAGCTGAACAACTTACACTTGAAGGTATTCAACAGCATTATGTCGCATTGGATGATGATGTCCAGAAATATCTCACACTTAAAGACTTATTCAAGACGATATCTGTATCGCAGTGTATCATTTTCTGTAATTCAACGAAGCGCGTAGCAGACTTACACGAAGCAATGCTTTTTGACGGGTTCCCTGTGTGCTGTATTCATAGCGGAATGGAGAAGGGGGATAATCGCGAGCGTGATAAGGCATATCAGGAATTCAAAGCGGGCGTGCATCGTGTTCTTATTTCATCAAATGTCACTGCCCGCGGTATCGATATTCAACAGGTGAGTACAGTCATCAATTTTGACATGCCTCAAGATGTACATATCTATCTTCATCGCATTGGACGTTCCGGACGTTGGGGAAGAAAGGGTGTCGCGATTAATTTTGTTACACGTCGAGACATGCGGATTAAGAAAGAGATTGAAACGTATTACGAGACATCAATTACAGAGTTGCCTGTGAATTTTATGGAGGGGATTTAATTGTATATTGTTATCACTAATTATGCGTTTTGTTGTACATAATATAATACGGTACATAATATAAAGACGTACCACATTATATATTATTTATAGTCGGAACCAATGAAAGTCGTTGCCTTTTTATCGAATAAAATTACCCTGCGAGGTACCGAGGTTGCGATTTATGACTACGCTCATTATAATGAAACACTCCTCGGAAATAAAAGTATTATCATAACGCGTGATTATAATAGAATTAAAAATGAATATGACGTCGATATTCAAGGGTATGATAAATTTAAAGAGCGTTTTGATATTTTTTATTATTCATCGCAAAATGATATCGACCAAATCGTATTAGACAATAAGGTTACACATCTTTTTATCATCAAATCTGGTGGAATAGACGGCTTGCATTCGAACCACTGTACGAATATCATACAATGCGTGTTTGATATTTCGCAACCTCATGGTCAAGTATATACACCAATTGGAGAAACCATCAATGAACGTTATGGTAAGAATTACCCAGTTACACCGCATATTGTAACTATACCTGAATGTAATGAAAATTTAAGAACAGAGTTATCAATTCCTGAAAATGCTATTGTATTCGGACGATACGGAGGAAAGGAGTCGTTCGATATTCGGTTTGTACATGAGGTAATCAAACATGTACTACAAACGAGAGATGATGTATATTTTCTCTTTATGAATACTCATCCATTTTATGAACATAAAAATATTATTCATCTACCTGGAAATGCCGACATGATTTTCAAGCGTAAATTTATAAATACTTGTGATGCATTATTACATGCAAGAGACCGCGGAGAAACATTTGGTTTGACCTGTGGAGAGTTTTCAATTTGTAAAAAACCGGTAATTACATACGGTCGTTCCATTGAACGAGAACATCTTTTAATATTGAAAGATAAGGCAGTTGTTTATAATACACCAAACGACATTAATACGATTTTACAAACATTTACAAAGGGTAAATACGATGTTGATGAAAACGGTTACATGTTTTATACCCCGGAAAATGTCATGGGGTTAATAAATAAAAATTGTCTTATATAAGTATTTATTTCTATTGTTAAACATTAAATCAAAAGTATATAATTTTATATAGTTAATTATATTGAGAATCAAATACACTTGTATAATAATGCCGTTTAAACCCCCTGGAAATAGTGCAGAGAGGCGACTGTTTATTGCAAAAGCCATAATAGGGTCAAATAAATCCGTAACACGGTCAAAAAAATCGCCTGATACATCATCGAAAACAACGGCGGCGGCAGGGGCTGCAGAGCCGGAAACAACGACAGAGGCGGCAGAGGCGGCAGAGACAACAACACAAGAAAATTCTTCTTCCTCATCACCGCGACGTTCATTCTGGGATAGATACTTTGGGTGTTTTTCACGTTCTTGCAGACGGCGGCGAAATAGCCCTTCTCGGTCTAGGACACCGTCTCCTTCTCGAACATCCGGTGGAAAAAGAGCTACTATTGTAGGTGGTACTAAATATAAACGCCTTCGCCGTGATGCTAATATAACAAAAAGAAAACATCGCTGATGTATGAATTAATCACACATCAGTTTATGTGCGCTTGTGTGTGTTTATTTCGTCATATTATATTGTTGCATCATAACAATACAATGTCTTGTTCTTTTAGCGTATGTTCTTTAATAACAGATGTTCGAGAGTCTGTTACTGAAATACCACGAGATCCAGATGAAGTAAAATCTCTGCTACTTGAACATTTAGGAATATCTAATAAAAAAACAGAAGAAGACAATCCTACATCAGAAAAACATGCACAATCCACAAAAATCGCATCTGTAACAGAGACAATATTTAAGCATCCTATTTCTTACTCTAACCCCGAAAAACTACGCGAATTGCCTGCATCTATCATCGAAGACCTAGAATTACTTCAAGTAAAACCGAAAATGAATACTGCTAATAGCATCACTGATGCTCCTGCAGATGATATAACTGATAACGTTAAAGGCTTGTATCATTACGTATTCTCTCCTAAATCCGTGTATGGAACCGAACATCTACCTATTTGGAGTAAATATTATACCACAGACATCGAATACTTAAAACAAACACAGACCCTACTCGAAATGTTCGATAATGAATTATTAGAACGTTGTATCGAGCAAAATACTGCGCATTCAAATTGCGCCGACGCCTTTTCAAATATGAAAGAAACATGGGCGGACTTTCGTGGAACTGGAAAACTACATGATTTTAAGGAGAAATTCAGTTACGTTGAAACCCCTTTTCTCGCAAAACTGAATAGTTCAACGTCGTTTTTACAGTTTTTGAGCTTGTATAACATTTCGTCACCAGTAATCGCACTATTAACACCACTTATTGTGTTGATTATTCCATTTTTTGTGCTATTGATGCGAGGCCTAGGTGTATCATTTAGCGAATATGTAGATATTTTGAAGCAAATTATAAGTCAGCATTCAGTAGGCAAATTCCTTACACAATTTGAAACAGTGAGTATAGAACAGAAAATGTATATTCTTATGTCGGTTGTCTTTTACTTTATCCAAATTTATCAGAACATTATGGCATGTGTGCGATTTTATAACAATATCAAGTTGGTGCATAAACATATTCATACAATAAACGCTTACTTGACCGCAACCGGTGTGAATATGAGTTATGTAATTCAACTAATACAAACATACCATCTCTCAACATACGAACCTTTCCGCCAAGAACTATCCGAGAGATACCGCCTTCTGGATGAAGTCACAAAGGCATTATCCGATATTTCACCATTTTCGGTATCTGTCAGCAAATTCTTTCAAATCGGTTATGTTATGAAGAATTATTATTCTCTGTTTTCCCAGACGGACTTGAATGAGCTTCTAGAATATAGTTTCGGATTTAATGCATATATGGAACACCTTACTGCATGCAGGTCATTTGTTATTGACGGTGTAATCAAAAAGTGCGCATTTATTGAACGTATAGATGACGATGAAGGGAATTTTGAACCAGCTAGACCATTGACACCACCGGTAATAGATACAAATGATGCTGATGATGCGCCGAGAGATGATGATGCCCCGAGAGATGAAGATACTCAAGACGAACCAGTTCTGCCTCCTCCGCCTTCCCCGCCTCCAGTTCCTCTTCTACGAAGAAAAGGTATCACCAAAATATCGGGGCAAATCTATGCACCATTGAAGACACATAATGCTGCAAACGTCATAGCAAATGATGTTACACTTGATAAACAACTTATCATCACAGGTCCAAACGCTGCTGGAAAAACGACTGTTATCAAATCCACGCTTTTCAATATTATCATCTCTCAACAAATTGGTTACGGGTTCTATGAACGCGCAGAAATCAATCCATATGACTATCTTCATTGTTATTTGAATATACCTGATACATCTGGTCGAGATAGTCTCTTCCAGGCAGAGTCGCGTCGATGCATGGAAATTCTGCATTGTATTATGGAAAACCCTACGAAACGTCACTTCTGTATTTTTGATGAGCTTTATTCGGGAACAAATCCGTATGAGGCAGTTGCTGCAGCATATGGATATATTGATTTTATCTCAAAGAAATCGAAGGTTGATCTTATTCTAACAACACATTATATTGAACTTTGCGAGCTTCTCGAAAAACGTAATACCAACGCAATAACCAACCTTCATATGTCAGTTTGCGAAGAAACTGGCGCATATTTGTATAAGATTGCCGATGGTATTTCGACCATAAAGGGTGGGTTAAAAGTTCTTCGTGACCTTGAGTATCCTGCAGAAATCATAGAGAGTGCAAGGCTTATTATAAAGGGGTAAAAGTAAAAGGTGTCGTCTCTGCGATATATACGCGTAATAACCGCTTATAGGTATAATATATCGGGTCGTCTGTATCCGTAACATTTTCAAGCATCCGGACATCATTATAAAATGATACGCACTGTTCTAGCGCAGGCGATTGATCTGGCGTTTTTGAAACACAATCGTATATCGCATTCAAATTTGCACGGGCCTGTTCGTGTTTTTGCGTGAAACGACTTTCATATAATGAAACATTAAGGTAATTAATAAAATTGGCGAAAAGTATAACCACTTTATGTGGTTCATTAGGAGCGGTCTCTGCATTACTAGTTACACCGTCTATATTCATTTTATCTATACATCATAAATAATTATATTTTTATGCTGTATTACATTCAACAATTGTTTTATCAATCACAACACTCTTTGCAACCTTCTTTATTACCTTCGATATATTTCCATCAGCCGCTCCATCTGTTATTATTTTCGATAGTTTAAAATATTCGTTATTATCTCTCGTGTTACTCGTCATGCATTTCGGATGTTGCGCAACCCATTCTCCCATTAGACTTACATTCTTATGTTCAACCGCAAGTACAGCGTTTGTCATTTTCGCGTGATCTGGACCATCACATTCCCATTTGTCCGCATCTTTTACGTACAATGTATCACGTTTTACATCGCTGCAATGGATTGGTCGTTTATGTAGCTCGGTTTTATTCAAATTTGTAATTAGTATATTCGACATCCCTTCAACATAACCAAGTTTGCCTACATTTTCTAGGTCGTCAGTATTCAGTTGAATTGAATTGACAAAATCCTTCATATTCATTGCATCCTTGCATTGTTCATTCAAGAAAAACTGCATATTAAATGTCTGATTATAACAATTCGTTATATTGTTGTTAGTAATTGTCGTTGGTACTGCTGTTGTAATGGCATTCGTTGCAGCAGCAGTAGTTGCAGTAATCGCCGACATACTCGTTTTACACATATCCAGTATTTGGGTTTTGAATTCATGGTTCATTTGCATCATTGTATTGATTACATTTTTCAACTCTGTCGTGTTCTCGATTTTTGAAGCATCCATTGCATTTGTAATACATGATGCTCCCCCGTATTTCTTATTATGTCGCCATAGTCCGGTTCGGTTTATATAAGGACGTTTGCAATATTTACACTCATATGTTGCAGGCAAGCATACTTTACTAGTACCACCGTCATTATCGGCGACTTCTATAAGTGGAACTTTATATATGACGTTTTTTTGTTCATCTTCTTCATGAAGGTCGATTTGAACGATTTCTTTGATGGGTGTTTTTTGGGGGTTCGACAGTTCGGAAATATTTAATTGCGGTTTTTGGGGGATGCATTCTGTCGCCATTATGCCGCTACTTCCTGAAATGAGACTGTGAATGTAATTTTTGCACTTGGCGTTCTCAGAACATAACCGTTGATGCTTTGCGGATAAAAGATGACGGTTATAATCAAATTTGTTATTGGTTTTGATGTCACACGTATCACAATAATACATAAACGAAAAGTCAGTGTTGCGTAAAATGTTGCCTAAATCGCATGGGCCTATATAGATAGGGGGAAAATAGCCTCGATGGGCGGACGCGGGAGGTTCGGCGGATGGACGAAAAAAATTATCGTCACAAATTTTTCGTTCGAATGAAAAAAATTGTGACTGGTCAGTCACAAATTGCAAAAAAAACGTGTTTTAAAAGTTCCACGCAAAATGCGTAAAAGGACATTTTTGGACGTGTTGCCATTTGTTGCGTGTTTAAGCAACATTTTTCGCAGGTCAGTTGTCTATGCGTTATTCTATATATTGTTACGAAATATGCTCTGATTATTTTCTAAATTCAAACGGATTATTTTTGGCTGAAAAGTGTCCAACTGTATATAATTTCATTGATTTAGTTTTTTACACCTTTTCTCATTTAAAACGCCCATTTTATAGAGCAAAAAAAAATAAGAAAAAAATGTAAAATCAATAGTAGGAATTTCACCTACGATGGTCTAACTTTTTCCTCTTCTTTTTGGATATTTGAAGAGGTGAAAGACGA